TGGACTCTTAACACGAGTATAGCGTTCAAATAGCTCTAATTCTCTTTCATCTGTTATAGATGTACCTGTCATACGTCTTTTTAAGGTAACGTCTTCATCTCTCAAACCATAACGTGACTCTGAAACATTATTTAAATAACTGGTTTCAGATGTTTCTTTTATTTGCTCTGCAAATTCTGGATATGTTTCAATTAACTGTGTTTGAGTTACAATCTTTCCAATGACCATATGAGCAGCATCACGACAGAATGGATCCTTTGCACTAGGATCGATAAATAATTCTATGGGATCAATCGCCTTTACTTTAACCTCGCCTGAGCCAAAATCTGCATCAGGATCGATATAGGTCATCATAACACCCATGCCTTTTACATAATAATCATCTATTGCCTGCTTCAGCTCTACATTACCACTTGACTGATCCCATATATAAGCCATTATATCTGAAAACATTCTACCGACTTTAGCATCGCTGTTTTCTCTAGCAGTTGACTGAAATTTTGGATTATTTGCCGTTAACATAGCCTTTGCTTGTTCAACAGCACTATATACTACATTGACTACTAAAGGTTCTTGAGCACGTTTACGTAATGCTTTTACTTGATCATCTGTCCATTGCTTACCGTTTCTGAACTCATTGTCTTCAACGGCTTGCCGTACCCAGTTCTGTCTTGCAGATGAATAATCTGACAAAAGATCATGTGTAAGCTGTGTTGCTTCTGTTTTAGTAGTATTGTGCAATAGTTTTAGAAGATTGGCTTGCCAATTACTTACTTAAACGATAACTTTAAGTAAAAGTTCCTAATTTATGCTATTTTCCAACTTATATCCTCATTGTCTCTGGAAATATACTTCGATTTATTTTCTTTTTCAACCTTTTTATGATTTGGAGTATAGCATTTTTTCATAGCATAAAACAATCCATCTAAGAGATCGTCATGTTTTCCCCTAGGATACAACAATAATTCATCTTTGAGTTCTTCCATTGTTTTAAGTATATACATTTTTTTTTGTGCAAAATAAGGTTGCATAGTTTCTAGTCGTGATGATTTACTAGTTCTAGGACTCTCTTTAATCTCTAAACCAGAAATAAATAATTTTTCTTCATCACAACGCTGCCTTAAATACTCTCGTAGCATTTCTTGATACCCTACGCTTTCTACCCTAACCTTTACAGGCTTAAATAATTTAAAATACTCTATAATGCTTTCAGCTAATTGCATGGGAGTTGCCCTTTGGCGGTAATACTGGAGAATATACCTGTTGTTGTTTTCGTCTACCGCAATAGGCATGATTACAGAGTAGTCTGCTGTCTTGCGAACCGAAGAAGCAGGGTCAACCCCCATAAATACATTTACAGGGAATTCATTCTCCCCATCTTCTAGATAATGATTATTATCCTTATCTATCTTTAATTTATAATCGTGGTACTGGATATACTCTTGTTTAAAGAGTTGATCTTCATCACCTACGATTTGACACATATACTCTCGATAGAATACAGAAGAACGTCCTATAGAATCCAGTTCTTCTTTTTTCTGTACGAGTTTCTTAATCGGCTGCCATTGTTCCCATAAAGCCGTATTCGTTTCTAGGTTGGGAGCAAAATGCATGTTTTTCCAACCTTTCATCTCTTTCAAGATCTCCACCATACACCTTTGATGTTGGGGAGTCCCTATGACAATAATCTTTCCTTTCTGAGGATCAAGTGATGGAACAGCACTCTGCAATAACCAACGTAGATTCTGTTCCATAGCTTCTGCTGTCTTAGTATTATTTTCATCTTCAGGATCATCTACAATAATTAAGGTAGGTCTTTGTGATCCTACTTTAATACCACGTAATTGTTGTCCTGTCCCCTTACAGATAATCATAGAATTATCTTTAAGCTCTATCTCAGACTTAGCCCATTGACGAGCTGAGTGCTGTCCCCAGTATCCATAAATTTGCCTAAACGATTCACTATACTCTATAGTATCTTTAATTGTACCCAAAAGTTTAATAGCATGATCTTGGGTTCTAGAGACTAGCACAATAAGTTTTGCCCCACTATGGTTCATTATGTGGTACAAGGGATAAACACCACCGACAATTGAGGATTTAGCATGACCACGTGGGGCGATAATATTCACCTGTTTAAGCTCATCGTCTACAAGTGTATCTGCAATTTGATAATGAAAATCTGGCGAAGCAGCCGAAAACATATTCGGCATAATAACCTTACCAAACATAATCATATTATCTTTTAATTTTTTCTTTATATAATCTTTATCTTTTTCCACGTTTTCTAGGTTTGTAAGGACATTTAGTCATATTGTTAATTCTATTTCCTTTTAAATCCCCTTTATTTAGCCCACAATATAGCTCATCCTTATACACCCCTGCATGAGGGCATATTCTGCTCTTTAAAGGGCAATATTTAAACAATCAGCTATAATCTAAGCTGAGATTATCATACCTATACCCAAATGTTTCCATTTCCTTCAAAGCATCAATAGCAATTGTAGCCATAAACTGAGGATCTCCTTCATGGAGTATTGCCAGTACATGTAATGCTCGTACAGCTACTTCTAATTGCTGATCTTTTAGCTCTGTATCAGATATACCTTCGTAATCTCGCTCAACATCAGTCATTAATTTCATTTTCTTCTGTTTTCCGTTGTAATACCAATCGTTTATCTTCTTTTGCAATAGTATCAGCTATTTGTTTAGTCATATCAATCTGTACTGTATCTGTTATCATCTTTTTATTAGGTTTCATCTCTAACAAGTCCATAATCGTATCATTGGCTTTTAAAAAATTATTTACATCGCCTTTATCTTCTGACATTTCTAAGGCTCTAATAAGGTTATTCAGGGCAAACTCTTTAGTTACCTTTTTTTGTACTAATAATTCTTTTAATTTTTTTTCTATCATTCGTCTGGATATTTTTTGTTTAAGGAATCTTCTAACTGTTGCCGCTGGATTTTGTTGATCAGGTCGGTAGATTTGACCGAGAGTCTTATAATCCACTTTTCCAACATCAACAACCATTTTAGCATACGAGGTAATAGCATTCTTAGCACGTGTAGTTCCATTCTCTTGAGCATCATGACTCCTTTTAGGGTTGGTTTTACTGTATACTCCATGCTTATGGTTTACTTCAAAATATATTTTAGAGAATTGCGTATCCCAACCCACTCCACAAGTAAGCTTAATAAATGTCTTAGTCTTTCCATGTTTATCAGTATACCCTTTTCTATCAAAGCATTCAGCAACATACCCATCATCAGTAAGTCCCCATTCTCCTACTTGAGCCTCTTTCCAATATTTAAATAGAATTTTTTTATCCTGAGCTTTTGCTTTAGTATAGACTGAATATTCAGCTGATTTTCCTTGTATTTTTCTAAGTAATTTCACTAGTATAGCTATACTGCCATAAGGCCTTATGTCAGTATAGCTCTATGATCATATATAATATATATATATAACTATTAATCCATACTCTCTTTTGGCATCGTATATTCACCTAGTTTATGAGCAATAACTTTAGTCACTATTTCGTATTCAGCATCTAATTCGGCTGTATTACGATCCATAGAGGCTAAAACTTCTTGATATTGGTCTTCTGTCATACGCTTCGATTCCCATTTTTGAGTCTGAAGGTTAAAAATTTCATACACTCTGCTTAATTTTTTATTCATGTATCACTTTAAGTTACTATCGCTAAGTTATTAATACAACGTTATTTAATATGTGTTTGTTCCATTAATACTCTATTGTAAAAATTATACTAGAATGTGTGTGGGGGAAACAGTTAGGTACTACCCCCCTTAGATTCATGGTTGGTCGACTTCATTTGGTTGAGTTCAACGGTTGAAGTTAGGTTCGTTTAAGTCTTCGACTTAACCCACCCAACGCAGGTCGTAATCTTACCCCTTGCTTGTACAACAGCAAGCCGATTACATGATCTGCTATTACAACCATGTGTCGCTCTGCTCCTCATATATATGATCTCTCATTCCCCATAATATATATAATCCATACAGGACTGATATGTACCTAAGGTTGTCTTGCTATCCTTTAGATATGATATTAACATTAACTAAACTAACTTTACATTAATGTAAACTAGGAGACAATTATGAAAACAAAAGAAGTACTAGACTCAATAGAGCAAT